GAGCCGGAGCCGTAGCCGTAGTCGGAGCCGTCGCCGGAGCCGTAGCCGTAGCCGTAGCCGGAGCCGGAGCCGGAGCCGGAGCCGGAGCCGTCGCTGTAGCCGTAGCCGTAGCCGTCGCCGTTGCCGAAGCCAGAGTCGGAGCTATAACTGTTACCAGCTACAACCAAATTACTTAGTTTTCCTTTAAGAAACATTACTCACCTTTCGCACTCTTTACATCTGAAACAACCGCAATGATATGGTCATAGCAATCTTGACAAACCCAATAGGAACCGTCGCAATTTTCAATTAGAATATCGCCATCATTGTCGCATCCGGTGCATGTGCATTTGATGTGCTCGTTTTCCATTATGCTACCCCGTCAGGCGTTGGCGTAGGTGTAAAGATGCTATGTGTGTCAATCATAAGTTGCACAATTGCATACTCCTCCGGTCTATAGAGGGTGGCAATATTATCTTTACCGTAGCACATAAGCGCTTTGTTTGTCAAAACCAAACGAGACTTCGGCGGAATTTTCAAAAGTAAATCCATTTCTCTACAATCCAGGAAAGTAGTGTAGTTATACATTTCGTCATACAGCTCGTTCTTGTCTGAGAATTCTTTCAGTTTCACACTACACCTTCAGATGGGAGTAGAAATTCGCCTGAGTCCACCTTTGCTTGAAAGGCGTGGTCATCACATAAAATTCCGCAGCCGGCGTCAGCATTCCGAAGAATACCCAGCTCAATGCACTCTTGGCATGGAAACTCAATGTTATCATCCGCTACTTCTAGGCTTTCAATCTCAAGTAGAGTTAGTTGAAAATCCACACGCAGGATTTTGCGGAGTCGGGGAGGAATTTCTAGCTTTTCGTCATTCATGTTAGCTCTCCTTACTTTCTGCCAACTGCAATGTAGCACTGTCTTGCAGCTCGGTCAAGGTTTTATTTAAACCAACTAATCGATGCAGGATTTGCTTTTGGACTTCGCCTTCCATTACGTTAGCAACGCCTGTGAGCGTTCCATGGAATTCCCACATAAGCATTTGCAATTCGTTCCAATCAGCCAGCGAGATACTTACTTCAAATTCTTTTTCCATTTAGCGCGTTCCTTTTTTATTTTGTATATACGAAATTTTGTTTAATAATATCAATTAGTTAGAGGTTGGGCAATGCTTTAATGCAATAATATTACTCACTTAGACTAAATTGCGTTGTGCACTCATTCGGCAAAGTCTTTCGGTATTGCATAAAGCCGGTGAAGTTACCGCACTGTTGAGGCGCGCTCCATGCTTTACCTTGATGCTCAGCCGGGGAAGCGTGCATAGGAGTGCTTTCAATTAATCGACTATACAACTTTAAATCGTCCTCAAGCAGTGGTTGTTTTTTGTCATGCGTAAGGTATGAGACTCGAGCACAGCGCGCTACACTACATTTCAATGCGTTCTCGATTCCAATTTCTTTTACTTCATTGGCCGTTACATATGGAATATGCCATTGCCCGACATCGAGTTGCTGTGGTTCCGATGACAAGTAAAGGCCATGCATTTGCTTTGCCAATTCGTAAATTTCCGGTTGAGCATCGCTATGATACCTAAGCGCGAAAAAGTTGTCATAAGTAGTACTGCTCACGAGTACAGTGATATGGCTAAATGGTTCTAGCAATCTATTCACAATTTGTTTATGTACTTTGGCGTCGGCTAATTTTCTTGCTTGGCGAACCGCCTCGTCTCGAGCACGTAACCATTCTCGGTCCAGGTCCCCTCGGTTTAGTTCGATGCCGCCTTGCATACCACGTTTATTTTTTAGATAAACCAAAGGCATTGCCGGTGCGTCTAATACGTCTTGCACTAGGCGTTTGAATGGAATGGCACGAGAGCTAGATGCGTTTCGTGAGAACTGGCGGTGGGTCATAAGCTCCGAGTGAATAAAACGCGGATATCGTAATTGAAAAGTGGTAAGGCGATTTCCAGACGGGGCGATGCTATCGAGAACGATTTGTGCTTCAATCAAATTTCACATATCCTATTTTTGAATTTTTTGTAATGCACTATGTTTAACGCAATTCTTCAATACTTATCTTTAGCTTCTTACCTCTAAGACTATTTAGAGTTAAATGGTCTCCGGTTTCATCCCAGGATTGTAGCCTAATAAAAAAATTATCATCTAATAAATCAGATTCAATTATTAAAGCTGCGCCACCATCTTCTACCCGTTCTTCTGCTTGTTTTAAATCAATTTCGTATTGTAGTTTCATTTTTTCTCCAACTTCTGTAATGCACTGCACGTAACACAATAAGGTTTAATCAAACTTCGTTCTTCTTGTCTACGAAAGGTTTACAGTTAGTCGGGCATTTCTCTTTTCATAATAGAGGATATCCAAATAGTCAATTTCTTCATTATAGGCTATCTTAAGTTCGATATACTTTCCTTTAGCTTCGTCCTCATGTTCATAATAAAAATTATCTAGACCGCCGCTATAGGAAGATAAAACAACTAAATACCCTTTGTCCTTCATTTTTTCTCCAACTTCTGTAATGCACTGCACCGAACGTACTGCGCAAATGGTTTTTCATTATACATAGCGCAACCGTTGTAGTCAACAACATAGCCGGCGTATTGCAATATATCTATTAGCATTCCAGTGCAACCAGAGAAGTCGCCGCGAGTAATTTTGACGTGGTCATATTTCTCGAATGCTCTGCAGTCAATAGCCGGCTTATCCGACATAAGAGGGGTGTGCGTTATTCGTTTAGGAAATCGCGTGTTATAGCGCAATGGTGTTCGGAGCCAATTTCCGAAGCCGCAGCCCAGAGTTGCTGGTGCGATTACGATATCGCCGTAATCGTCTATTGTGCCGTCGCAATATCCCATATAGCCAAAGATTGTGAAGGCAGCGAATATTGGCAATGCGAGAGCGCCAATGCAACCAAGGGTTAGAGGAATGGTTTCTGAGAAGGCTGCTTTGAGTTTATTTTTCTTCTGCATCTATGTTCCTATATGGATTACTTAATCCATAGCCTTCAGATAGTGGAGCCGGTTTTGGTATACAAAGATAACCAGGCGTAAGTAATGGGTCGCCATTTCGGTCATATCCCAGAATGCCATAATCTTCTCCGACTACGATATAGTCTTTTGGGACGTTGTCGTATGGAAACCATTTGGTGTTTTCTATGTTCATGTATTACCTTTTCTGTCTTAACATAATCTTAACAATCAATCTTCAAACTTATTTATTTCTAACATGCCTTGAAATCTAAATCTCGCACACGCTAGATGCGCAATCCACTTCAGAGCCTTCTGAAACTCCTCTCTAGTACTTGGGAGTAAACTTCCATCCCATTTTTTCGTAGTACTGTTTTCTAAAATACTCACTTCTTTTATGCTTACATGCCAAGCACTTTGTGGAGGTGCGGTTATGCGACAGTTTTACGCCGCAACTATTACAATGTCTATAGCAATCGGGGCAGTCAACTCTCTCATAGACAGGCAATTCTTCTCTTAAGACTACAGTAGAATCTACTTTCTCTCGTGCTGCATAGTAGTTTGTTTCTTGGGAAGTATAGCCATCGCCATCACAAGTGGGGCAATATGGGTTACCGTCAAAATACATGAGCGCCTCCTAAATCTCGCACACGCCAGATGCGCAATCAATTAGATTGTTCTTGTTCAATTTTTTTTAAATCTTTAAGATATATACATCTACCACATACTTTATCTAAAATAGGTTTCATACCTTCTTTAGTACAATTAGGACAAGTTACTGTATCCTTCTCACCTATTACAATAATGCATGGATTATTTTTGCTCATATCTCACATACCCCCGATGCGCAATCAACTTCAGAGCCTTCTGAAACGCCCTCTTGAAATTTAGCACGAGCGTCGTCCAGTGTCAAGGGAGAAAGAGGCGGCGGCTCTAACTCGCCCTTCTCGTTTACATAGCCACGACTGGATGTGCGATAGAACGTAGTGCCTTTCAGATGTGGTAGGTAGGAAAGCCACATATCTCCCATTTCTTTTACTGGAAAATCTTCCGGCATATTAATAGTCTTAGAGACCGCGTTGTCAATGTGATGTTGTACAATTTTTTGAACTTCCATATGAGCACTGGGGGGCAGTTCGTGAGACGAGACAAAATGTCCCACGTCACGATTACTTTTCATAAAGTTCGCAAAGAGCGGGTGGAACACCAGTTCTGTTTCGCGTTTGTCTCCGTTCCAGTAGCGTCGTTCGTATGCAGGGGCGAACATAGGCTCGATTCCACTGCTAACGTTCCCACTTAGAATACTGACTGTGCCAGTGGGTGCCTGCGTTAGGATTGCACAGTTACGTATACCATGTTCTAATACCATCTCTTTAATTTTCTTAGTCATGCGAGACATGTAGCCAGACTGCACATGAAGTTCCGGCTTACACGCAGGAAATGGTTCTTTCTCAATAGCGAGCATAGTGCTTGCCTCGTATGCGGCTTTGCTTATAAACCGAAAGAGTTTGTTAACAAATTTATTTCCTTCATCAGAACCATAGCGAAGTCCGAGGAGCGCTAGGGTATCGGCGAGGCCGGTAGTGCCCATGCCAATGCGGCGGAGCTTATGAGACTTTTCTTTCATCTCAGGCAATGGGTAATGGTTTACGGTCAATACGTTATCTAGAAACCTGACGCCAGTTCGAATGGTAGAGCCAAGGAGGGCATAGTCAATGTCACCATTTCGAACAAACCTTGGAAGCACTAGATGACCTAAGCAGCAGCAATCATATGGGGAGAGGGCGATTTCGCCACACGGGTTTGTAGTGGCAAGTTCCTCAATGTAATAGATGTTAGATTCTTTCTCTGCCAATTCCCAGTTCAGAAATCCTGGTTCAGCACTAGCATGTGCATTCTCTACAATCTTATTCCATAACGATTTTGCCGAAACGCTTTTCTTGTATTTTCCTTTCCAGGATAATTCCCATTGGGCATCGGACTTTACGGCCTTTACAAATTCCGAAGTTACTTTACATCTAACACTGACATTCGCCAACTGCAGTTCGCCACGTTCTAGCTTTGCGTCTAGAAATTCCATAATGTCGGGGTGGGTAATATCCAAGGAGAACATAAGGGCAACGCGTCTGTGACCGCCAGCTCTGATTGGATAGCCGTTGCCGTTGATTAGTTTCATTAGCTCCACCGGGCCTGGACATGCGCCGCGGTGGCCAGCGATGGTGGCACCTTTGGGACGAATGCTGCTAAAATCGATTCCGCATCCGCCGCCGGTCATGGATGTGATAATCATATCGTGTGATAGCTTTCCCCAGCCGGATTTGCTGTCGATGTCAGAACCAAGTACGAAGCAGTTTAACAGCTGTGGCGATGGTCGGCCGGAATTGTACCATATACGTCCTCCCGGGACGAAGGCGTTGGTTACCAGGGCGTTGTAAAATTTTTCCTCATACCGAGCAACTTTCTCTGGCAGCTCTGCTTTTGCCATTTGAGCAGCGACTCTGCGGCAAGCCTGGTCCCAGGATTCGTCCTCTGTGAATGCGTAGCGTGAGGTGAAGATTTCGTTAGAGTAACCAGAAGGGAGATAAGGCGTTAGTTCTTGCATGAAGCTCCTTTTAGTACGAACGTTCGTTTTCTAGTGTATACTACTTATAGTTACGCAAAACTTACGCAAAGTATTATGACAACCGTTCTCTGATTCGAGAACGATTTAACTCAATTGCTTCTGGAGTGGGATTGTAATCGTTCATAAAGCGTTTGTCAACATCAAATATATTGCTGTCCATGAACTGTGGAGAGTAGCCACGGGATAGCATTTCACTTACAAGGGCTTTATGTCTCTTCTTTA